GCTTGTAACGAAACCCGCAGCGGTCGCACTGCGCTATCGCCTTTTTGCCTATGGCAAATTGGTTTGCCACGGTTTAGTTGCCGAACATATAGCGCGGCACGAACCGCACAGGGGCCTTCTCACGATCTTCTTCGGCAGCGTTAGCCCACGCCTCGTCGTACTGGGCTTTCAGGACTTCCATCCGTACCATAGCGTCAGGTATTTTCATGGACAGATAGTAAGCCAGACCACAGACAAGCGCGGGAAGGAACCTAAACGGTACGTCCATCGTGTTAGTACCAGACCCGGCGTCTTGAACGCGCCGCAGTCGCCAGTACACAAACGTATACGTCTGCGAAGAGTCCGGTGTGGGCCACACCGTAATCTGAGGGGATTCAAGCCGCTTGACCCACACTTGGATGGGTCGCCCGGTAGCAGTCTTCGTCGGGATGCTGGCGTAGGTAGACGAACTGATACGTGAGATTGTTATATCAGCTTGCGTCGTGCCGCTGCCCGTGCGGATAACGTGATCCAGAAGATCAACCGTATCTACCGGCAAGGAGTAGGTAGCCGTGCCCGGTGTGAGAGCTACAGTGCCCTGCTCCAACGTCCACAGGTTTATGCCCCGGTTAGCCCAATCCTGAAACAGCAGGTTCAGAGACCGGCGTGCGGTACGAAAATCATAACCAGACCGCAACTCCGCACCACAACGCTCAAACGCCTCTTCGATTATCTCGGAGAGGTCAAGATTAAATGTAGCGGTGCCAGAGGTAGTCATGGCTTATATCGTCGTAGGGTTCGGCGCAGTGGAGGACTGCGTGGGAGCGGCTTGTGTCGGGGAACCCTGCAAGAACGATTTGTAGTTAGTGGGACTGCCCATCGAACGCTGCTGCATCATCCCCATATAACCGCCCATCGGACGTTGCTGCATCATCCCCATATAACCGCCCATCGGACGTTGCTGCATCATGCCCATGTAGCCGTCCATACCACCCATACCACCCATGCCGCCATATCCCTGCGGCGCACCGTAGCCGTACCCTTGGGGCGGGCCGTAGCCGCCCATACCACCGTAGCCCTGTGTCATACCGTAGCCGCCGTAGCCGCCACCGTAGCTCTGCGGGCTGGGGGAGCCGTAACCACCGTAGCCGCCGTAACCACCACCGTAGCTCTGTGGGCTAGGAGAACCATAACCGCCATAGCCGCCGTAGCCCCCGCTGTAGCCACCACCGTAGCTCTGCGGGCTGGCGTAACCGAAGCCACCATAACCGCCGCCAAAGCTCTGCGGGCTGGCGTAACCACCACCGTAGCCACCCATACCACCCATACCGCCGTAACCCTGTGGGCTGGCATAAGCCATCTGGGGCTGCTGCATCATCCCCATGTAACCGCCGCCATAGTAGTTTTCGCCCATGTCTTCTATCCTTTTTTACGAGGGCGACACACGCCGCCTTTCGCGTAAACATCTATTACCTGAGGAGAATCCTTCCGACTCAAACGGGTCTTACGCGGTTTTTTCTCAGGAGCGATAGCCCCCATACCCCGCGACGGACGCATTAGCAGATTCTGCCTTTCGTCTTGCCCTTACGAGCCACGCCGTCAGCCTTGACCTTACCGCCTTTGGCGTAGCCCATCTCTTTGTGCTCCTTCTTCTCGTACTCCCGCAGCTTCTTGGGGGCACCTTTCAGAGCACGCTCTTCTTGCTTCGCAATCTCAGGAGTATCTTTCTCCTTGCCAGCAGCCTCGCGCTTCTCGTGGGCGGCAAGTTTGGTCTTGCCTTTCTTCTTGAAGAACGCAGCCATCTTGCCAGACATCTTGCCCATTAGATGATCCTTCCACGAGTTTTGCCTTTCTTAGCACAGCCATCGGCTTTTACGTGACCGCCTTTGGCATAACCTTTTTCACGCAGTCGCTTAAAGACCGCGTTATCGCTGTTCTCGCCAAAATCAGCCATGAAGGATTTCATTTCGGAAGGGCCACGCGGCTTCGGTGCAGCGGCTTTCGGAGCAGCGGCTTTCGGAGCAGCGGCTTTCGGAGCAGCGGGTTTAGGTTTAGGCGCAGCGGAGGCCGAAGAACGCTCTTTGTCTTGGAACTTCTTAAGTGCGTTAGCAGAAACCTGACTCATGTAGTCCGGCTTGCCAGCGTCACGCTTGGCTTCCCCGCGATTACGCGCAGCTTTAGGCTTAGCACTGGAAGGCTGCTCAGCAAGACTTTCGCGTTGTTTTTTGCGCGAACCTTCGGTACCGAAAGTACCAGACAACGTCACCCGCTTGTCTCGACTAGCAGACGAGCCAAAGCGCTTCTTCAGAAATTCACCAATACCGATATCAGCCATTGTCATTTCCTCTACGTTTATCTGCGGCTACGAACTTTTTCGCAACCTTGGGTGGAACGCCGACTTTCTTTGCAAAAGCGGGGTTGTGCGCGGCGGCTCGCATCAACTTAGCTTGTTTCGGCGTCTTGCTGGGCATTACCGGAACTTGCCCTTGGTCTTGCCCTTGGAGCAGCAGCCGTCAGCTTTGGAGACATAGCCACCCGACGCCATCTTTTTGTACGGCCTATCCGGGGAAACCGGCTTGTAAGGCCTATCCGGGGATTTGGGCTTAGGCTTGGGCGTAGCAGGAACTGGTCTCGGCGGGGGCCTATCAGTCAGTCCAAGATTGTATGCTTCAGAAGCCTCGTTATAGCCGCCCTCGTCAGCCTCTCTGTCAGCCTTTTTCTTTTCTTCAGGGGTCATTTCGCTATAACTTTTGGGCATCACTTCTTCCTCTTTCCGCTAGGTGTGACAGGCCAACTCTGTCTAGCTGGCCCAGTTTTCTTCGCCGCCATCGTAGCTTTCTGCTTGGGCGACATCTTTGCTGCGGTGGCTTTGGGTCTGCAAGCGGGATACCCGCGTTTATCGCTAGTCCCTGATCTACCGCACTCTTTGCCGGTCTTTACATCGACCCACTTCTCACCAAACCATTTACCAAGCCCGGCCTTAGCCACGCTTCTTCACCCGGTTGTCAGGGCCAGACCAATCTCCCCCAAGCTCCTTGTACTTCTTGGATGCCCAAGCATTGGAGTACGCACTGGGGTGAACGTCAAACTTCGACTTAGCTTGCGCCTGAACCCTTGACCAGAGCGAAGGATTCGTGGGCTTGGGTGAGGCCATGTCAGCAATTCCAAGCCCGCAGACTTTTGTTGATCCGGGAATTAGGATCATTCGCCGTCTTTGAGCTAGTATTTTTCTTTTTCATGCCGGTCATTCTGGCACAAAAAGAATCACGCCGAGCGCCACCTTCAGGCTGCGGAGCCTTCAGTCCCGGCTTGCCGGGGTTGGCCTTGTTGTAGGACGCCCTACCTTTGGCATTCAAGCCTCCAGCAGGGTTCTTACCTTCTTTGCGAGTCCAAGCGGGAGACTTAGGCATAGAATGCTGTCACCGTGCAGCCAGACAAAGTAGCGTGTACATCCGTCTCAAACAGAATCCCGTTGTCGGGGATATACACAGTGTTTGTAGCACCCGTACTAGCAGCCGAAGCTGCTACGTCCATCTGAAATTCCACCGTCCCAGATGCACCACCGTCCCGCAAAATGACGCTGCCAGCGGCAGCGCCAGATACTACAACGAGACTCCTGATACGCGTCCGATAGCTAACAAGTGTCCCGGTTGCAGCCAGATAGACACTTTTAATATCAGTTTGCATACTCATGGTTCTGCTCCCTGATTAGCTATTAGGCGCTAGCGGGGTTCTGAGTACCATCGTCCGCACGCTGGACGTACTGCACGTTGATAACAGCGCGGCCAACGCCAGCCGCCGTACCGACTGCATAACGAACCCAAAGCGCAGTATCTGCGGACGTAGACAACGTAGCCCACGCCAGTACGTTTGCTATCGCTATCGTTGCGAACCGACCACCGCCCGTCGTTGCAGTGGCGGGGAAAAGTTGCGCGCCACCTGAAGCCGTGCCGACAGAGATCGTGGAAGTCGAGGTACCGCCGGGGACAACGATCTGGTCAACGAGGATGTTTACAATGGCAGCGCCTTTCGGAAGGTTGCCAATCAGGACATCGACGTTACCAACGGCAGCCGTCACAACGCCCGTGTCGTAGGATTGGTTAAGAACTACAAGGCCGGTGTTACGGCCCTGAGCTGCGGTGCCTTCACGGACGGTGCCCGAACGGAGAGGGCCGGAGAAAGTCGAAAACGACATAACGATTCCTCATATGCGAGTTCCCCATCCATCTGCATATAGTCTGCCGGGACAGTGCGGATGGGGCTATTTCCCCGGAGTTTTATTTTTATATCACGAACAAGTAAATGACGCAACAACTGCGGATAAAAAAACGCCCCCACGAGGGGGGCGTAAAAGCCGGGGAGAGGAAGGAGGACAAAGCCCTCCCCGGTGGTTGACCTATCAGGTCGAACCGGGCGAACCCCACATACCCAGCGGATCGCTCCAGCCGAAGCTGTAACGCTCACGGGCCTTGTACCGGACGTTACCGGTATCGAAGTCTCCGTCCATCGACGTATTCATCGATGCGCGGACGAAGTGCTTCATGCCGTTGGGTACATCGGTGGTGAGGAACCACGCGTTGGTGTCGGTCAGGAAGTGGTTGACCGTGTAGCCTTCCGGGATTGCACCCATCTGCTTCAGCGCGTTGATGTCGTTGTCAGTGGTGCTGACACGAAGCTCCGTATCAAGCAGACGCTTGGCTACGAACATCAGAGCCGGAGGAATGACGAGCTTACGCGGCTTGGCTGCGATCAGCAGACCACGTTCGTCGGTCCACGCTGCGATCTGGATAACCGCCGCTTCCAGCGAGGTCTCGTTCAGGTCAACACCGGTCGAGGGGCTGTTGAAGTTAACAGCGCCGCTAACCAGCGGGTGACCAACACGAGTGCTGGAGGAGTTGTTACCGAACAGGGTGGTGCCGTCACCGCCAAGGTAGCTACCGTTGAACCCGTTGTTCAGGATCGACGCAGCTTTTACCTGCTTGGTGTACGCCATAGCACGGGCCAGAGCCTTGGTATAACGAGCCGACAGGCTGTCATACAGGTTGTCTTCCACCGCCTCTTCGGTGATGGAGAAACCAAGAGCAATGGTTTCGTGCGTGTAGCGAGCGGTCCACGCCTCTTGCGCGTTGTCATACGCAATCGCCGCGCCTTCCGTCTTGACCGGTGCAGCCGCGAAGCCGGAGAGTTTCGTCTCCTCTTCAAAGCTACGCTCGGAAGTTTCGGTGTCGTAGATTTCCTTATGCTCTTCGCCGTAGCGCGAGTACTCCATACCGAACAGTGCGTTCAGACCGGGCAGGAGTTCCTTGAGAAGCTGGGAACGTGAAATAGCCATGTCAAGTTACTCCTTACACGCCAGTGGAGAACAGATACGAATGGACGCCTTGGTTGAACTTAACCAAAACTTCCGGGTACGTATCGTCCGGGGTGATGATGTCTACGATACGCATCGCCAGCGTGTTCGTGCTTGCACAGGAACCCCAGTTAGAACCCGTGGCTAGCGCGGTGTTCGCCAGACCGGTGGTTGCGCTGCCGGAGAAGCCAGACAGTGCAGCGTTCTGGCCGATTGCACCGCGAGCGCCGTTCGTCTTGGAACCGATAACCGTAGCAGCCTGAATCGAATAAAGCTGATCGGGATCGTCGCAGACGCGGATGTAGATGTCACGGTAGCCCGAGTTGTACGCGCCGGAAGGCAAGTACTGGCCGAAAACCGTGTATTTCAGGATTGGGTCAGTGTAACGAACACCCACGCATACACCCAGAATACCTGCCGTCGTGCCCGCAGTCGGGGTTGCAGCAATCATCGTGGGAACACCGTTGGTGTTCATGTAAATGACGGAACCCGTGTAGTACGCCGCAGCTACATCGCTGGGGAGAAGGTACTCACGGATTGCGCCACCGTTAAAGGCCTGTCCACCGATCAGGTTGACCGGCTTAAGCCCAAAAGGCGTAGCAGTTGCAGCCATGAAAAATGCTCCAATTAAGTTCCGTTACCAAACCCGCCACCACGGCTCGTAGACGTTTTACGGTCTGCAAACAATGGCATACGCGGATCGTTATTCCGCATGAAGTGGTTATCAACCGACTCCATTTGCCCGATAGCCTGAGTCGCGTAGTACTCATCTCGGGACTTGATCAACTCAATCGGGGCTTTGCAAAGCATAAGACCACCGATCTCCACATTACCGGTAGCAGTGTTACCAAAGAGCATAAGCTCCGGGTGATCTACTGCTTTCACCGGCTCCCATCCGTCCCGCATTTTCCGCGATACGTTCGATGGATCAGCTTGCCCAAGTACATGGGTAGCCACCCAACGATAACCGTACCCCGGCTCGGGGGTGGGGTCAGGAAGCGTGCTGGGCGGTGTGTATACCGTCCGAACAGGACGCTTTTCGCGTGATTCTAGCTCACGAGCCATCCGGGATTGTTCAGCCATTGCTTCTCTCCATTTTTGCCACTGCTTCAGCATATTGCTGCGGAGTCAAACCTAGACGTTTCGCCAGAGTTATCTGGGACGTATTCAGTCTGATTTTTTTAGCTCCCGTGGAACGTGTCCCCGGTGCCACTACCGTCGCGGGCTTTCTGGAGCCATCACCAGACGGCGACCTACTTTCAGACTCCCCAAAGAAGTCCCGGAAAGTGGTCTTCAAGCGGGCGTTCAACTGCCCGAAGTATTCGTCAGAGCGGGGGTCTACCCCCGAATTCACTAGCTTTTGATGCAGCCCTAGTGCAAAGCTGGTCATTTCCTCGTGTCCGGGTGTCCCGAACCATTGGTTTTGCGCCTGCCACCGAAGTGTCTTTTCATCGACTTGCGGTTGCTGCGGAGTCTCACGTTGCATATTTACAGGATATTCGTCTACCTGTAAAGCGATAGGATTGAAATTTCTAGCTGACTGTGCGCGAAGTTGTGCATCGGTAAGCAACTGTTGTGCTTCAAGGATCGCGTCTGTATCCCCAAGCTCGTAGGCTTCCTTGTACTTCTTCTTCGCCATCTCCAGCGAAGTTTCTGCCGCTGTACGTGCAGTTTCAGCGAACTGCTTGCTGCCCGTATTAACGACTTCTTTAAGCTGGCGGTTCTCGCTGATAAGCTGTTGAGCAAGCCGCTCAAGCTCAATCTTCTCCCGCAGCGTTGCTTCTTTAGCCCTGCGCTCATCGTGACGGGCGTGAGTAAGCTCCTTGATGCGCTTTTTTACGCCATCGGAGTAATTATCAAGTTCATCATCAGTCGGTTCGTCTACCGGACGCGAAAGCGGCTTTCGCCCCCTGTCTGCTTCCGGGGTATCGTCAACGACCTCCAATTCAAGGTCATCCCCCGCATTCTCGAAAGAAACCACCGATTCTTCATCGGGGAACTTGTAATCATCAGCCATACGTCACTCCATGCGCCATCAGGCGAGTTGTTAATCAGATAGCAACGCGGGTAATCCCGCGAGGATCAAGCACTACGGCTTCGACCTGATCATCGTTGATGACCCGGAATTCTTTGCCATAGATTTTGAATCGCGTGCCGGTGTAGTTACGCACCAGTACGAAGTCGCCCACTTTGCACCAAGGCCCGGTGGGGAATTTAGCCGTGTCTTTGTACGCGTCCGAACCCATCTTGAGGACGAACAGTACAGAGGTAGCGTGTTCTTCAGCCCGCATGGCGGAAGTCGCTTTCAGCAACGACGTTCCATCGAATTTCTCAGAAACGTCAGGAACGACGCAGAGAAGTTTCCAGCCAGTAGGATCAGGCAACATTGTCGCCCGTTGCTCTTCAGTCTCCGTCTCATCGGGCGTATCCCGCGCAACGATAGGCTTTGGCATGGTCACGCCATGAGGCAAGATAAAGTCAGTCATCATCGGTCTCCAGTTTTTCCAGCAGGTCCATCAAGTGTCGCTCTGCCAACGCTAGGCCCTGAATCACGCCGCAGAGATGTTTATACGCTTCAAAGGACTGACACTGACCGGTAGCTATGTCGTCCGCGAAGTTGTTCATGTCGGTGCGTATTTTGTCGCGCAATACGCGTGCGAAATCTTTTACCACACATCACTCCTTTTTGTCAGAGGTTTGTTTACTTTTTTGCTGAGTATCCTTTTTAGGTGCGCTTGCGCTCATACCCAGCTTCAGACCTTCTCTTGTCTGGTTAGCATCTTCGCGGTCTTTCTCAAGCCCGAGTCGAAGCCCCTCACGCATATGAGTGGCGTCGTCTTTCTCTTTAGCCAGCCCCATTTTCAGCCCTTCGCGTGTGGAGTCCGTCTCCATCTTCTCCCGCTTAAGCTCAAAGTCCCGCTCCATCTGCTCGCGGCGAAGCTCGTAGTCACGCTCCATCTGCTCTCGCTTCAACTGAAGCTCCTGCATCGACTTCTGCGTATCTGCCTGAGCTTTCTGCTGCTCAAGCTGCAACTGCTGCTGTTTGATCTGAAGCTCCTGCATCTGCATCTGCATTACAGGGTCTTGAGCTTGCTGCTGCGCCTGCATCATCTGAGCTTGCTGCTGTGACTGCTGCAACTGCTGCTGTGCAGCGATTGCCATCATGGCAGACATGGACACCTCGACCTCTGGCGGCAGTTTCTCCTCGGGATCAGGCAGCGGCATCCCGATCTGTGCAGCGATCTGCTGACGGTACTCATACGCCGTATGCTCTGCGATGTGATCCTGTATCGCCGCCATGATCTGCTGTGCGCGGGGGTTCTGGCCGATCTTCTGCTGGATCATCGGGTCTTGGATCATAGCGTTGTGTACCGCCATGTGTGCCGTATGATCTTGGTACATGAAGACTTTCACGGACTCGCCTACAAGAATCCGCCCGTTCTCCGTCACAGGGTCCATAGCCTTGATGTCGTCTTTCAACGGCACGAGCTTGGCGGCGTTCTTGACCCCCAGAACGTCCAGCATCCCCCGGTGAAGCTCCGGTAGGTCATAAATGTCCGGGG